ATGGCATTCGGATTGAGGCTTCCCTGGGCGCGGCGTGCGCCGGCCGCCAAGAGCTGGTCGCCCGGCGCGATCGCGGCGTTCGCGGCGGATGCGGGCGCGCAATGGAGCGGGCGGTCCTACGCGGCAATCGCCCGCGAGGGCTTCATGCGCAATCCGGTAGCGCACCGCGCCGTGCGGATGATCGCAGAGGCGGCGGCCTCGGTGCCCTGGCTGGTGTTTGACGGGGACCGCGAACAGGAGCGCCATCCGGTCATGGACCTGCTCAAGCGGCCCGATCCGCAGGGCGCGGGCGACGGCTTCTTCGAGACGCTGTACGGCCATCTGCTGCTGTCGGGCAATGCCTGGATCAACCCGGTCGGCTTGGGCGGCCGCATCGCCGGACTGCAGCTTTTGCGGCCCGACCGGATGCGGGTGATCGCGGGCAGCGATGGCTGGCCGGTGGCCTATGAGCATCAGGCGGACGGCAGGCGGCAGCGCTTTCCTGTGACGCCGGAAGAGGGGCCGGGGCTGTTGCATCTCAAACTGTTTCATCCGCTTGACGATCATCTGGGTTTCGCACCGCTGGAGGCAGCGCTGATGGCGCTCGACCTGCACAATGCGGCGATGAGCTGGAACAAGGCGCTTCTGGACAACTCCGCCCGGCCCTCTGGCGCGCTGGTCTACCAGCCCAAGGACGGCGGCAATCTGACGCCCGAGCAATATCAGCGGCTGAAGGCCGAGCTCGAGGACGGCTACCAGGGCGCGCGAAGGGCAGGCCGGCCGATGCTGCTCGAAGGCGGGCTCGACTGGAAGGCGATGGGGCTAAGCCCACGCGACATGGATTTCATTGAGGCCAAGAACGGGGCCGCGCGCGACATTGCGCTGGCGCTCGGCGTGCCGCCGATGCTCTTGGGCATTCCCGGCGACCTGACCTACGCCAACTACCAGGAAGCCAACCGCGCCTTCTGCCGCCTGACGGTGTTGCCGCTGGTTGGCCGCACGGCGGCAGCACTCACGGCCTGGCTGCAGCCGGTTCACGGCGCCGGGCTGAAGGTCGATTACGACGCCGACCGGCTGCCGGGGCTCTCAGCCGAACGCGACGCGCTGTGGGCGCGGCTCGGCAATGCCGACTTCCTCAGCGACGAAGAGAAGCGGGAAGCCGTGGGATATCAAAGTGTTGCGGACTAAACCGGATTCAAACCGGCAGGCGCCTGATTCAAACTGTGAACGGCGGCTGACGGTCAAGGGCGGAGGCGAGGCGATGTCGGAGATAAGTCCGGACCAGTCGATGCTGGCGGCGCGGATGGCGGGCGCTGTTGCCGGCGCGCTGGTGTCGCTCGCCTACATGATGCCCAAAGGCGCGCGCGAGGCCTCAGCCCGCGCCATCGCCGGCATTGTCTCCGGCCTGGTGTTCGGCGCCCCCGCCGGCGTGGCGCTGGCGCAGTGGATGGGCGTGACGGACATGTTGTCCGCGCCCGAGACATTGCTGATGGGATCGGCCGCCGCCAGCATGACCGCCTGGTGGGTGCTCGGCGCGCTGGCACGGATCGCCGACCGGACGGGACGCGGACCCAAGACATAGACGGCGCATTCGGCCCGCCTGAAAACAATTCGACAACACCAAGGACAAGACCATGACAACGGACTGGAGCGCATCCGGACGGCAGCACAAGCGTGTCGATCTGGCTCTCGAAGATGTGAGCGGCGACGGCAGGTTCTCGGGCTATGCCAGCCTGTTCGGCGCGGTGGATCTCGGCCGCGACGTCATCGAACCCGGCGCATTCGCCGCGTCCCTGAAGCGGCGGGGAGCGGGCGACGTGCGCATGCTCTACCAGCATGATCCCGAGCAGCCGATCGGCCGCTGGCTGTCGATCCGCGAGGATTCTCGCGGGCTGCATGTCGAGGGCAAGCTGTCGCTCGGCGTGGCCCGCGCCCGCGAAGTACACGAATTGATGAAATCCGGCGCGCTCGACGGTCTGTCGATCGGCTTCCAGACGCTGCGCGCCCGCACCGAGGCCAAGGGCGGCGTGCGCCGGATTTTAAGCGCCGATCTGTGGGAGATCTCGGTGGTGACCTTTCCGATGCAGCCGGGCGCGCGGGTGACCGCGGTCAAGGCTGCAGCCGGTCACGCGCCGGCGCTCACGCTGCGCGAACTCGAACGAAGGCTCACGCGGGATGCGGGGCTGACGCGGCGCCAGGCGCGCGGGCTGATCGCCCGTGGCCACGGCGCGCTTTCGGACAGGCAGGACGCTGGCCCGGAGGATCTCAAACGCCTGGAACTCAAACTGCGCGCCCTGACGGTGGCGCTGTCGGGTTCCGCAACATCCACCGATTTCAAGACATTGAAAGGACGAACAATGAACACCAGGACCCCCATGGCGAGAGACGGACGCGCGCCCGAAACCAAGAGCGTCGACGCCGATGTCAGCGCCGCCTTCGAGGACTTCATGTCCGCCTTCGAGCATTACAAGCAATCCAACGACGATCGCCTGAGCGAGATCGAGCGCCGCGGCGGCGCCGATGTGCTGACCATTGAAAAGATGGCGCGCATCGACACGGCGCTGGATGAGCAGAAGCGCGCGCTCGACGCGCTGATCGTCAAGCGCGCCCGTCCGGATCTCGGACGTGGGCCCGGCGCGCCAAGCGCCGTGCGTCAGGCCTTTGACGCCTATGTGCGCCGCGGCGACGAGGCGGGCCTGCGCAGCGCCGAATTCAAGGCGATGTCGGCGGGCAGCGATCCCGACGGCGGCTATCTGGTGCCCGACGAACTCGACAGCGAGATCGGACGGCGGCTCGCTGAACTCTCGCCGGTGCGCTCGATCGCCACGGTGCGGCAGGTCTCCGGCGCGGTGCTGAAGAAGCCGTTCGCCTTGAATGGCATGGCCACCGGCTGGGTCGGCGAGACCGATGCGCGGCCGCAGACGGCGGCGCCGCAGTTGACCGAACTGCAGTTTCCGACCATGGAGCTCTACGCCATGCCGGCCGCCACCGCCTCGCTGATCGAGGACGGGGCGCTCGACATCGAGGGCTGGATCGCCAGTGAAGTGGAGGCGGCCTTCGCCGAACAGGAGGGCGCGGCCTTCGTTTCGGGCGACGGCGCCAACAAGCCGCGCGGCTTTCTCGATTACCCCAGCGTTGAGGAGTCCACCTGGAGCTGGGGCAATCTCGGCCATATCGCCACCGGCGCCGCCGGCGCGTTCGGCGCCAATCCGTCGGACCGGCTGATCGAGCTGATCTATGCGCTGAAAGCCGGGCACCGGCAGAACGGGCGCTTCGTGATGAACCGCAAGACGCAAGCCCAGATCCGCAAGTTCAAGGACGCCGACGGCAACTATCTGTGGACGCCGCCGGCGGGCGCGGGCCAGGCGGCGGCGCTGATGGGCTTTCCGGTGGTCGAGGCCGAGGACATGCCCGACATCGCCGCGGATTCGGTCTCCATCGCCTTTGGCGACTTCCGCCGCGGTTATCTGGTGGTTGACCGGACGGGCGTGCGCATCCTGCGCGATCCCTATTCGGCCAAGCCCTATGTGCTGTTCTACACCACCAAGCGCGTCGGCGGCGGGGTGCAGAATTTCGAGGCGATCAAGCTGCTGAAATTCGCCGCCTGACGGCTAGTCCGTCCCGCTCCGACAGACCCTCTCCCGGATGAACGGGGGAGGGTTCTCATCCCAAATACGCCCATCCCGGAGATCGCCATGACCCTGATTGAGACTGACCCGCCGCTGGCGGAGCCGGTGACGCTTGCCGAGCTGAAGGCGCATCTGCGCATTGACGCGAGCGACGAGGACGAGTTGCTGGAAGGCCTGATCCGCGTCGCGCGGCGGCATCTGGAGACAGTGACCGGCGTGGCGCTGATGACCCAGGGCTTTCGGTTGGCTCTCGACGACTGGCCACGCGGTGGTGTGATTCAGTTGTTGAAAACGCCGGTTCAAAGCATTGATGCGATTCTGGTTTACGACGCCGAAGGCGCGCCCGAAAGCCTCGATCTGGCGGGCACGCTGCTGGACGGCGGCGCGCGGCCGGCGCGGCTGGCGATCGCCGAGCGGCCAAGGCCGGCTCGGCCGATCAACGGCATCGAGATCGAGTTCACCGCCGGGTTCGGATCCGCGCTGGAAGTTCCGCCCGAACTCAAGCGGGCGATCCTGATCCACGCCGCCCATCTTTACGAGTTTCGCGGCGCGGTGACGCCGGAGATGCAGCCGGCGGCGATTCCCATGGGCTATGACCGGCTGATTTCGCCCTGGCAAAGGCGGGCGCTGTGATGGGCGGTTTGACGCTTGATCCCGGCCGGCTGAACGCCCGGCTGGCGCTTGAGGCGCCCTCGGATCTGTCCGACGGGCAGGGCGGCGTCGGCGACGGCTGGACGGAGGTGGCGAGCCTGTGGGGGCGGATTGAGCCGTTGCGCGCGATCCCCACTGAGCAGGCGGGGGCGGCGTTCGCGCCGGTCAGCCACCGCGTCACCATCCGCTATCGCGCCGATGTGGCCCACGCCATGCGCTTCGTCCGCCGGGGCCGCAGCCTGGTGATCCGCGGCGTCCGCGATCCCGACGAGACCCGCCGTTACCTGATCTGCGATTGCGAGGAGACAACGCCATGAGCGGCAATGCATTGCAGAAGGCGGTGGTCGAGCGCCTTTCCGGCGATCCGGATGTGACTGCGATCATCGGGGCGGGCCGGATTTTCGACCGGCTGATCAGCCGCGCCGAGCCGCCGTATCTAGTGCTGGGCGAGACCGTCACCACGGACTTTTCGACGGGCGACGGGGATGGCGCCGAGCACCGTTTCGAGATCGAGGCCTGGACCAAGCAGAACGGCCGCAAGCAGGCGATCGAGCTGGCGGACGCGGTGCGCGCCGCGCTGCACGACGCGGACCTGACGCTGGCCGGCGCGGTGCTGATCAATCTCAGGCACGAACGCACGGTGAGCCGTCGCGCGCCGAAGACCGGATTGCACGTGGCGCGGCTCAGGTTTCGCGCGGTGACCGAACCGTGAGCGCGATGCTCCCCATTCTCCCACTTCAAGCGCATGAAAGGACACTCCCATGACGGCCCAGAAAGGCAAGGACCTGCTCATCAAGATCGAGGATGGTGGGGCATATGTGACCATCGCCGGTTTGCGCGCCCGCAGGCTGGCGTTCAACGCGCAGGCTGTCGACATCACCGACGCCGAATCCGCCGGGCGCTGGCGCGAGCTGTTGGGCGGCGCCGGCGTGCAGCGGGCCGCACTCTCGGGTGGCGGGCTGTTCAAGGACCAGGCCAGCGACGCGCTGACGCGAACGGTGTTTTTCGCCAGCGAAATCCGTTCCTGGCAGGTGGCGATCCCGGATTTCGGCACGGTGACCGGGCCGTTCCAGATCACGGCGCTCGAATATGCCGGCCGCCATGACGGCGAGATGACCTTCGAGATCGCGCTTGAATCGGCCGGCGCGCTCGCCTTCGCCGCTCTGTGAGGCGGCGATGACTCTCCACCCCAACCGCCGTCGTGGCGAGATCGCGGCGGATTTCGATGGCGAGCCCCGGCTCCTGTGCCTGACGCTCGGCGCGCTGGCCGAGCTCGAAAGCGGTTTTGGCGTCGCCAATCTCACCGAGCTTGCCGGACGCTTCGAGGCAGGGCTCTCGGCTGGTGACATCATCCGCATCGTCGGCGCGGGCCTGCGCGGCGCCGGCAACCGGCTGAGCGACGACGATGTTTCCGTCATGTCGGTCGAAGGCGGGGCAGCGGGTTTCGCCCGGATCGCCACCGAGCTGCTCTGGCTGAGTTTTGGCGCCGCCGGGCCCGGCGAAGGGATTTCAACTGAAGTATCAGATCGGGAGGGGCGGCGTCCGGACAGACGCCAAAACCCTCCCGTGCCGCAGGCGGCAACGAGGTGACGGAGCCGGACCGGACGTTTTTCCCCTGGGCGTCCGTGCTCCGCTTCGGCCTCGGCCGCCTGCGGCTGCCCCCCGAAACCTTCTGGCGGCTGAGCCTGATCGAACTGACCGCGCTGATTGGCGCGAGTGAAGCGCCGATGCCCGCAACCCGGCAGGGATTGGAAGCGCTGATGGCGCTGTTTCCCGACACCGGCAGACCCCCCGAAACCGGCAGAACCAAGGACCGTGCCGATGACCGATGAGCCGAACGTGAACGTGACTGTCGAGATGGATCTGAACGGCGCCGACCGGGCGCTGGATGAACTCCGGGAGAAGGCCGACGCCTTTGGCGGGGCGCTGTCCGGGGCGTTGAAATCGGCGACCGTCGAGGGCCGTAATCTCGACGATGTGCTGCGCACTTTGGCCACGCGGATGGTGGGCATCGCGCTCGATGCGGGATTGAAGCCGCTCGACCAGCTGATCAGCAGTTCGATCGCCGGGCTGACCGGCAATCTGGGACGGCTGTTGCCCTTTGCCAATGGCGGCGTGCCGGGGCGGGTGAGCGCTTTCGCCGATGGCGGCGTGGTCGGCGGTCCGTCCTATTTCCCGATGCCCGATGGCGATGTCGGCCTGATGGGGGAGGCGGGCGCCGAGGCCATCCTGCCGCTCGCCCGCGGGCCTGACGGCAGGCTCGGCGTCGCCTCGGGCGGCGGCATGCCGCCGGTTCAGGTGACCTTCAACGTGACGACGCCGGATGCCGGCAGTTTTGCCAAATCCGAGGCCCAGCTCACCGCCATGCTGGCCCGCGCCGTCGGCCGTGGCCGCCGCGGCCTGTAAGCAAGGGAAGATGAGATGAGCAACGGTTTTCACGAAGTGCGATTTCCGCTCAGGCTGTCGCTCGGCGCCAGCGGCGGGCCGGGACGGCGTACCGACATCGTGGCGCTGTCGAATGGCGGCGAGACCCGCAATGCGCGCTGGGCCGATGCGCGGCGGCGCTATGACGCCGGCACCGGCCTGCGCGGGCTGGAGGATCTCTATCAGCTCACGGCATTCTTCGAGGCGCGGCGCGGCCAGCTCCATGGCTTCCGCTTCCGCGATCCGGTCGATCACGCGTCCGCGCCGCCGGGACAGGCAGTGACCGCCCTCGACCAGCCGATCGGCACCGGCGACGGGGTCACCATCTTGTTCGAGCTGAAGAAGACCTATGCCGACGCGGGCGGCGCCACCGTGCGGCGAATCGAGAAGCCGACCGAGGGAAGCGTGCTGCTTGCCGTTGACGGCGCGGCGCTGGATCCGGGCGACTATGCCGTCGATCACGCCACCGGCCGGGTGACGATCGCGCCCGCGGCAACGCCCGCGCCGGGAGCGCAAGTGACGGCGGGCTATGAATTCGACATTCCGGTGCGCTTTGACACCGACCGCATCGAGATCAGCCTGGCGGCGTTCAAGGCGGGCTCGGCGCCAAGCGTGCCGCTGGTGGAGATCAAGCCATGAGAGATATCCCGGCGGCACTGGTCACCCATCTCGCTCGGACATCGACGACCACCTGCCATGCCTGGCGGTTGACCCGGACCGATGGGCTGGTGCTCGGATTTACAGAGCATGACCATGAACTTGAATTCGCGGGCACGGTGTTTTCCGCCGCCACCGGATTTCGCGCCAGCGAGGTGGAGACCGGGCTGGGCCTGGAGGCCGATGCAGCCAGCGTGGCGGGCGCATTCTCGGCGGCCGCGATCAGCGCCGACGATCTGGCGCTGGGGCGCTATGACGGCGCGCGGGTAGAGACCTATCTCGTCAACTGGCAGAGCCCGGACGACCATGTGCTGCTGTCGACAAGGGAACTGGGCGAAGTGCGCAGCGCCGGAGAGGCCTTCACCGTGGAGCTGCGCAGCCTCGCGGCAAAGCTCGACCAGCCGCAGGGGCGGCTCTATGGACGCCGCTGCGACGCCGATCTCGGCGACGGGCGCTGCAGCAAGGGCATCTCGGCGCCGCCGTTCACGCTGAGCGCGACCATTGTCGAGGCGACCGACGAGATGACGCTGGTGGTCAGCGGTCTGGACGGCCGGCCCGCCGGCTGGTTCGGCAATGGCCGGGTCCGGTTTCTGACCGGGCTGCTGGCGGGACTTGACGCCGACATCGCCAGCCATGCGGTGGAAGCGGGTGCGGCGCGGCTGGCGCTGTGGACGCCGCTCATGCGGCTGCCGCTGCCCGGAGATCAGGTGGAGGTCGCGGCGGGTTGCGACAAGGCGTTTGAAACCTGTACAGCCAAGTTCGCCAACAGTCTGAATTTCCAGGGGTTTCCCTATCTACCCGGGGCCGATTTCGCCTATGGCTACGCCGATGCCGACACGGTGCATGACGGCCGGCCGATCGTGCCATGAGCGCCGGTCTTCACGGCCAGCGGGTCGTCATGGTGGCGCGGGGCTGGATCGGCACGCCCTACCGCCATCAGGGATCGCGCAAGGGGGTGGGCTGCGATTGCCTGGGCCTGGTGCGCGGCGTCTGGGTCGAAATCACGGGTGAGGCCACACAGGATCCCGGAGCCTATGCGCCGGACTGGGCCGAGCGCTCGGGCGTCGACAGGCTGATGATTGCCGCCAGACGCCATTGCGGCGCGGCCATTCCGCTGCCGGAAGCGATGGAAGGCGACATCCTCCTGTTCCGCTGGCGCGACGGCGTCGCCGCCAAGCACGCGGGTATTCTCTCCGGGCCGGATCACTTCATCCATGCCTATGAACCGGTGGGCGTCATCGAAAGCGTGCTGGTTCCCTCCTGGCGGCGGCGCATCGCGGCGCTGCACCGAATTCCCCTGACAGACTGAAAAGCGAGACACCGACATGGCGACACTCCTGCTGCAGGTGGCGGGCGCTGCTTTGGGCGGCGTCTTCGGGCCGGTGGGCACCGCGATCGGATCGGCCATCGGCGCCACGATTGGCGGCATGCTCGACACCAGCCTGATCAACTCCACCCGCACCATCGCCGGGCGCGGCCTGAGCGGCGCCCGCATCCCTTCGGCCGACGAAGGCTCTCCGATTCTGCGCGTGCACGGCTCGATGCGGATCGCCGGCGCGCTGATATGGGCGACGCGGTTTGAGGAAACAGTGACGCGGGAGCGCGAGGGCGGCAAGGGAAGGGGACCGAAGGTCGAGCGTTATCATTACCACGCCAATTTCGCGCTTGGCCTGTGCGAAGGCCCGATTGCCACGATCCGACGGGTCTGGGCCGACGGACGCGAGCTCGATCTCGAAACGCTCGAGATGCGGATCTACCGGGGAACGGCGACGCAATTGCCCGATCCGCTGATCGAGGCCAAGCAGGGTGTTGGCAAGGCGCCGGCCTGGCGCGGGCTTGCCTATGTGGTGTTCGAACGCTTGCCGCTCGATGATTTCGGCAACCGCATCCCGGCGCTGCAATTTGAAGTGGTGCGCCCGGTGGGGGCGCTGGAGCCGGCGATCGAGGCGGTGGCGCTGATTCCCGGATCGACCGAGCATGGCTATGCGACGACGCCGGTGCAGGAAACTCTGGGCGTGGGCGCCGCGCGCGTGCTCAACCGCAACATGCGCCAGGCCTCGACCGATTGGGCCCAGTCGATCGACGAGCTGCAGGCGCTGTGTCCCAATCTCAAATCGGTGGCGCTGGTGTCGGCCTGGTTTGGCGACGATCTGCGCGCCGGCCAGTGCCGCTTTCGCCCCGGCGTCGAGGTGGCCGCCCGCAGCAACGAAACCCGGCCGTGGAAGGTCGGCGGGCTGGAGCGAGCAAGCGCCCATCTGATCAGCAGCAAGGATGGCGGCCCGGCCTATGGCGGTACGCCGGATGACCGGGCGGTGATCGAGGCCATCATCGACCTCAAGGCGCGTGGGCTCGACGTGGTGCTCTATCCGTTTGTGCTGATGGATGTGCCCGATGATAATGGCCTGCCCGATCCTCAAGGCGCCGCCGCACAGCCGGCCTATCCCTGGCGCGGCCGCATCACCGCCAACCCGGCGCCGGGACTTGCCGGAACGCCCGACGGCACGGCGGCGATGCGCGCCGACATTGCGGCCATGTGTGGGGCGACGGCGGTCGGTGATCTCGCCGTCAATGGCGGCAGCGTGAGCTGGTCCGGCGGCGACGAGGGCTACCGCCGCTTCGTTCTGCATCACGCGGCACTGGCCCAGGCCGCCGGCGGCGTCGACGGCTTCATCATCGGCTCGGAAATGATCGGCCTGACCCGGTTGCGCGACGACACCGGCGCGTTTCCCTTTGTCGAGGTTTTGATGGATCTGGCGGCCGACGCCAAGGCGATGCTGGGCGCTGGGACCATTGTGACCTATGCCGCCGACTGGACTGAATATTGGGGCTTCCGGCCCGATGACGGCTCGGGCGATGTCCATTTCAATCTCGACCCGCTGTGGGCCCATCCGGCTATCGGCGCGGTCGCCATCGACAATTACATGCCGCTCAGCGACTGGCGCGACAGCGATCTTTTGAGCGGCAATCCGGACGGCGCCCGCAGCAGCAACGATTTCAAGGCCATGCGGGGAGCTGTTGCCGGCGGTGAGGGCTTTGACTGGTATTATGCCGATGAGTCCGGCCGAAACGCCCGGGATCGGCTGCCGATCAGCGACGGGCTGGCTGGCAAGGACTGGATCTACCGGGTCAAGGATCTGCGCGGCTGGTGGCAGAACCCGCATTTTGACCGGGTCGGCGGCAGCGAGGCTGCAATTGCCAGCGCCTGGGTTCCCGGCTCCAAACCGATCTGGTTCACCGAGCTTGGCTGCCCGGCGGTCGACAAGGGCGCGGGCCAGCCCAATCTGTTTCCCGACCCGAAATCGTCCGAGAGCGCGCTTCCATGGTTCTCGTCAGGCGCGCGGGACGATCTGAGCCAGCGGGCCTTTCTGCAGGCGCATCTGGCCCATTGGTCGGGGCCGGAGAATGTTGATGGCATGGTGGCCACCGACCGCATCCATCTGTGGACCTGGGATGCGCGGCCTTTTCCGGCGTTTCCGCTCTCGCCTTCGATCTGGTCGGATGGCGGCAACTGGCGCACCGGCCATTGGCTCAACGGCAGGCTGGGCACGGTGGCGCTGAAGGATCTGATCGCCGCCGTGTTGAGCGAGGCCGGGATGACGGAGTTTGATGTCGACCGTGTCGACGGCATGGTGGCGGGTCATGTGATATCGGCCCCGGCCTCGGCGCGCGCGGTGCTGGCGCCGCTGGTCGACGCCTTCTGCATTGATGTGCGCGAAGGCCCGGACGGGCTCGAATTCGTCTCGCGGCTGGCGCTAGGGGCAAGCAGCCGTGAGATTGACGCGGTGGCGGAGCCGGGCGAGGGCGCCCTGTTTGAGGAAACCCGCGGCGAACTGAGCGAATTCGCCAATGAAGCGGTGGTGCTCAGCGCCGATCCGCTCACGGATTACGCCGCCGCCTCGGCGCGCTCGCGCCGGCTCGAGGGAGAGCCAATGCGCCAGCGCGATCTGCCGCTGAGCCTGGCGATCGAGCCGGGACTGGCGCGGGTGACGGCCGACCGCTGGCTGCAGGATCATCGGCTGCAACGCCGCCGGCTGCGCTTTGCCATGCCGCCGCAGGCCGCAGACTTGCAGCCGGGCGACAGCATCCGGTTCCAACTGGAAAACGCGCCGCGCGGCCGCTACCGCATTGCCCGCATTGAAGACGGCGAGATGCGCCGCGTCGAGGCCGTGGCGCATGCGCCCGCATCCGCTTCCGGGGCGGCCGAACCCCTGACCAGCCGCGCGCCCGATGACGCCAACGCCGTGTTTGCGCCTGACATCGTGTTTGCCGATTTGCCGGCCCTGTCGGGCACGGAAGAAACCCTGTGGGCCCGCGCCGGCGCGGTCGGCACGCCGTGGCGAACGATCACGCTGTCGAGTTCGGTGGAACAGGAAGGCTATGCCGTCCGCACGGTGCTCGACGCGCCGGCCAGGATCGGCGTGCTGGCTGAGGCCCTGCCGCCCGGAGACAGCGAGGGCCGGTTTGACGGCGCCGCTGCGCTGATGGTCGATCTCGCTTTCGGCGGGCTTTCGAGCGCCAGCCGCCTGTCCGTTCTCAACGGCGCCAATGCGGCGGCGATCAGATCCGAGGCCGGCGTCTGGGAAATCGTCCAGTTCGAGACCGCCGAGGAAATCTCCGCCGGGCGCTGGCGGCTCACAAGCCTGCTGCGCGGCCAGGCGGGAACCGACGACACCATGCGGGCCGGCGCCGGCGCGGGTACGACTTTCATGCTTCTCGACAGCGCCGTGGTCCCGCTGAACCTGACGCTGGAGGAGGCCGGGCGCGAGCTCAACTGGATCGCCGAGGTCTCGGGTGGCGCTGCCGGCGGGCTGCCGGCGGTTGGTTTTGCCGGCGGTGAACGGGCCTTGACGCCGCTGTCACCGGTGCATCTGCGCGCCCTGCGGCAGGAGGGCGGGGTCGCGTTGTCCTGGATCCGGCGCGGGCGGCTCTCGGCGGACAGCTGGACCGCCGCCGAAATTGCCAATGATGAAGGTTTTGAGCGCTACCGGGTCGAGATCCTCAGCGCTGGTTCGGTAATCCGGACGGCCGAGACGGTCAGCCCGGACTGGCTCTATCCGGCGGCCGGTGAGATCGACGATTTCGGCGCGCCGCAAGGGTCGCTGACAGTCCGCGTTTGCCAGGCCGGAAAGCGTGTGCCCTGGGGCGTGGCGCGAACCGCCACGCTCGAACTCTGATTACTTCAACCTTGAAAAGGACACCGTCATGACCGACATCAAACCCTGGTGGCAATCCAAGACCCTGTGGGGCGCCATCGTCACCCTGGCCTCGGCGGCGCTCGGCCTGGCCGGGCTTGACCTCGGCGATGCCGATAGGCAAGCTTTGACCGAGCTCCTGACCTCGCTTGGCGCGGCGCTTGGCGGCGTGATCGCGATTTTCGGACGGATCAAGGCGAAGGACCGGATCGGGTGAGGTGGCGCGAGGAGGCCAGCGCCAACCCGGTTTTCATTCATTCGCGGTTCAGGCAAGATCCTGTATCACTGACTTCAAGATGCACTACAAACCGTGTCAGGGCTTACCATGACCATAAATTTACTCAGTATTGGCTTGATCGCGGCACAGGCGGCGATGATGTCGCCGGTGGCGGCGATGCCGGCGGGGCTGCGCGCGCCAGACGGCACGGCGATCGTCCGGGTCGCGGCGGACTGTTCCGCCGCCCAGGCCCAGGTCGTCGGTCAAACCGGCGGTCAATTCCTGTCCGCGTCGGTGAAAACACAAAATGGCCGGACGGTCTGCGTGATCACCGTCCTGGTGCAGGGCAGCGGCGCCGAGAGGCCGAAAAAAGTCACCAAGGAAATTCCGCAATGA